TTTTACAGCTGCATCAGGCGCGGTTTTCACTTTCAATGTGTTGCCAATTTTCCCAACAGCCGGTGGAGCTGCTCCAGGAGCACTCACCGACACATGGACATTGACAGTCGTTGGAACACCAACAGAAACATTTAGTTAAGAAAAGAATCGGGAGCAAAAATGAAACTAGCAATCACAATTGAATACACGGCCGGGGAGAGCGCGACCTATACCGCGCTCCCACCGGAGTGGATGAAGTGGGAACAAAAGACAGGCAACACCATCCAGCAAGTACAAGACAAGCTGGGCATTGCCGATCTATTGTTTTTGGCATATCACGCAATGAAGCGCGAGGCTGGCGGCAAGCCGGTCAAAGCATTTGAGGTGTGGTGTGAAACAGTCACCGACATCAATATGGGAGAGACTGATACCCCAAAAGCTACCAATCCGGAAGCATAAATCGGCTCCTTTGGGAGTTGGCCATATCGACCGGATTGCCACGATCGGAGTTTCAAACCGCTGAGGATGTTTTAACCGCATTTGAGATAATGGAGAAGCGCAATGGCAACTGATGCAATCACATACAGCAAAAGTGATTTGCGTGGCATCATTGGTGCTTTCAAGGCTATGGATGAGCAAGCCGTTGCACAGGCCAAAGGCGTTTCCAATGGCTTGGCCACTTATCTGCAATCAAAGATCAAAAGCACAGCAGCTGGAAGGCCAAACAATGCAGCTGGCCGAATTGCTGATGGATCGCGCGTTAGTAAGTCATCAAAGATCGGTGAAATTTCATTTGGCTTTGTGTCTCAGAAATTTAGCGGTGGCGGTACCACTCAACAGCTTTGGGGCGGTTACGAATTTGGATCAAACAAATACAAGAATTTCCCGGTGTGGTCAGGCAAGCAAGGCCGAGGATCACGCGGATACTTTATCTATCCGACCTTAAGAGCAGAGCAACCGCAGATCATTGCTCAATGGGAAGCAGCATTTTCAAAGATTGTGAGAGAGTGGTAAATGGCCGGTCAATCAAGAACTCTCAAGCTTTCGATCCTTGGTGACATCGACCAACTCAAAAGAAGCTTAAACACAGGCACCAAAGAGGTTCAAACCTTTGGATCAAAGCTGACAGATTTTGGCAAAAAGGCTGGATTGGCATTTGCCGCAGCCGGAGCCGCTGCCGCTGTTTATGCTGGCAAATTGGCCGTGGATGGGGTCAAAGCGGCCATTGCAGATGCAGCCGCACAGGAAAGACTGGCATTGACTTTACAAAATGTTACAGGTGCCACCAATGCCCAGATTAAGAGCACAGAGGATTACATAACCAAAACATCATTGGCTTTTGGCGTAACCGATGATGATCTACGCCCATCGCTGGAGCGTTTAGCTCGTGCAACGGGTGATGTCGAAAAGGCACAAAGATTGCAAGGCTTGGCCATTGACATCGCTGCCGGTAGCGGTAAATCGCTAGAGGCCGTTTCCAATGCTTTGGCAAAGGCTCAGGAAGGCAACACAACCGCATTGGGCAAATTGGGTGTGGGCTTAAGTGCTGCAACGCTGAGAACACTCTCAATGGATGAGATTACAAAGAAGCTGGCCGATACCTTTGAAAATCAAGCATCGGTCAAAGCTGAGACATTTCAAGGCAAAATGGATCGCCTGAAAATTGCATTTGATGAAGGCAAAGAGACAGTCGGATCATTTATCCTCGATGCGATCACACCAATGGTCACAATCTTTGTGGACAAGGTAATTCCCCAATTATCAAAAATGGCTGAGTCAATTGGCAAAGATTTAAAAGACCCATTAAATGGTGTCAAAGATATTTTGACCGATTTTGTCGTACCAGCTTTCAAAGCCTTGTACACATATTTGTTTGATTTTGTTGTGCCATTTTTTGCCAACATATTTGGCCCAGCATTAACCGGTTTGAAAAAAGCCTTTGACACAATCAGCACAGCAATTTCAGACAACGAAACAAATTTGGCACCATTGTTCAAATTGTTTAAATCGGTTGCAGAGTTTGTGCGAGATAATCTTGGCCCAGCTATTGGCACAGTTTTGAAGGTTGCATTTGAGGTTGTTGGCAAAGCAATTGCAGGTGTCATTACAGGCGTTTCCAATTTGATCGGTTTCTTTGATGATGTTATTGACAAGGTCAAAGCTTTTATCAAATTGGTCAAGGACAATCCATTGGTTCAAGGCCTTGGAAACATAATTGACAAAATCTTTGGTGGCGGTAAAGCTGCCGGTGGCCCGGTAAATGCTGGCACCACATACCTTGTTGGCGAGCGCGGCCCGGAGTTATTTACACCATCGGGCAGCGGTTCGATTATCCCAAATCACAAATTGGGCGGTGGCGGTGGTGGTATTAGCATTACAGTCAATGGTGCGCTTGATCCGGAAGGCGTAGCACGCCAAATCATTACGATTCTTAACAATTCAAGCTATCGAGGCACGCTTGGTTCTGGAGCTTTTGCATGAGCCTTTGGAATCCCGAATATCAGATTTTGATCAATGGCGTTGATTACAGCTCATCAACCATTGCAAATCTGGGAATTACATCCGGGCGCACATCGATATATGAACAACCTGTGGCCGGATATTGTTCGGTGGAGCTGATCAATTTCGACAATACGGATTATTCTTTCACAGTCGGCACAGACATTTTAATTTCAATCAAGGATTCAACCGGCACATTTGTAAATTTGTTTGGCGGCTTTATTTCAGACCTTGAGATTTCGGTGCAATCGGCCGGTTCGCGTGGGTATGTCACAGCTGCACGCATTACAGCTTTGGGAGCTTTGGCACGATTGGCTAGAGCAAATTGGGAATTGCCTTTGGCCAAGGCTTACGATGGCGATCAAATATATGCGATTTTGTCAGATTTGTTGCTTAACAATTGGAACGAGGTTGCACCAGCTTTACAATGGCAGGATTACGATCCGACTACGACATGGGCTGATGCTGAAAATGTAGGCCTTGGTCAGATCGATCAGCCCGGTCAATATGAAATGGTCAGCCGTGCAGCTGATCCTGTTTCAAGCTACACAATAGCCTCACAGGTTGCCGAATCTGCATTGGGTTATATGTACGAGGATTCATCAGGCCGGATCGGGTATGCCGATGCATTGCACAGACAGACATATTTGCAAAACAACGGATATACGACAATTTCAGCCAACACATCAATTGGGGTTGGCTTAAAGTCAGTCACGCGCTCAGGCGATGTCCGAAATTTCATCACATTGAATTACAAAAATCAAAGCATTGATGTCAGCGATTTGGCATCCATCTCTCAATACGGCAAATTTGCTGAAATCTTTGACACCAATTTGGAGGATGCAGCTGAGGCTTTGTTGGTGGCCGAAAGGCGATTACAGCTTAAAGCGTACCCACGGGCGTTTTTTGATTCGATTGAATTCCCATTGGGATCGCCCGAGATCGATGATGCAGATCGCGATGATTTGCTCAACATATTCATGGGATTACCGCTGGAAATCACAGATTTACCAGCAAACATTGTAAACACAGTTTTTCAAGGCTATGTCGAAGGCTGGACATTCCGCTCAACATATAACGCTTTGTCAATCAGCATCAACGCATCCCCAATTGAATTCTCTCAAGTGACACTCCGATGGAATCAGGTGTCTGCTTTGGAGTCTTGGAATACAATCAACCCAACACTTACATGGGAAAACGCGATCGGATCGGTGGCATAAATGGCAACTACAACTCCCAATTTTGGCTGGCCGGTGCCAACAAGCACCGATTTGGTCAAAGATGGCGCAACAGCAATTGAGGCTCTTGGCGATGCCATTGATGCCTCATTGGTCGATTTAGAAGGTGGCACAACTGGCCAAATTCTTGCAAAAGCATCAAATACAGATATGGATTTTGCATGGATCACAAATGATGTTGGTGATATAACAGCTGTCACAGCTGGCACAGGCATTTCAGGTGGTGGCACATCAGGTGCGGTCACAATCACAAATTCAATGGCAACGGAAATTGCCGCCAAAGGCGATTTGATTGCTGGCACAGGTTCTCAAACTTTTGACAATTTAACAGTTGGCGCAAATAACACAGTTCTCATTGCTGATTCAACAACCTCAACGGGTCTTAAATGGCAAGGTGGTTGGACGGCTTACACTCCTACAATTTCGGGAAATAGTGCTTTTACTTTAGGAAATGGCGTTGTTACGGCTCGGTATTTGCAAATTGGCAAAACTGTAACTGTTATTTTTGCTTTGTCTGTTGGAAGTACGACAGTTTTACCTACATCTTACACGCTTGTATCCGCGCCCACAGCTGGTACAAATGTCAATGCGGTTGGTACATCACACTATGAAGACAACATTGGCGTAAATTATTCAGCAGATGTCGGATTTTTTACTACAAATGATTTCTTACTGTATGCACCAACAGCTGGAATTACTGTTGGGTTTGTAAGTGGAACCACGCCATTCACTTTTGGCGCAGGAGATTTAATTAAGTTCACTATTACATACGAGGCGGCATAAAATGACATTCTTTTTTAATCCACTTTATCCAGAAGCCACTAACGAGCAAAAATGGGGGCAAATTCGCCAATGGCGAAATGCTGAATTAGCAGCTAGCGACTGGACACAGTTAGAGGATAGCAAGGCCGACAAAGCAGAGTGGGCAACTTATCGCCAATTATTAAGAGATTTGCCAGCACAAGGCGGATTGGCTGATGATGCGGAATTTCCAACCGCGCCATGAGTAATTTTCCACAAGGCACATTGCCGCGTTTGATTCAGATTGCGCTCGCTGAGGTGGGCACAATTGAAACAGGCAACAATGAGACCAAATACGGCAAATTTATGAAAGCCGACAAGCTGCCATGGTGTGGATCATTTCTCAATTGGTGTGCTCATCAAGCCGGGGTCAAGGTGCCAAATGTGGTCAGCACAAGAGCTGGTGCCGAGGCGTTTAAGAAAAACAAGCAATGGCACACCACACCAAAAATTGGTGACTTTGTTTTCTTTGATTTTATCATCGATGACAAAGAGACGATCAATCACATTGGCTTGGTAATCCGGGCATCGGAAAAACAGATCGTGACCATCGAAGGCAACACATCAGGCGGTTCAGGAAGTCAGCGCAATGGTGGCGAAGTCATGGTCAAATCAAGAGCTTTGGGAGCACGCTCATTTGTTATCGGTTACGGCCGACCAGCTTATGAGCCGTTTGCCGGTGATTTACCGGATCGACCAAAAGGAGAAAAATAATGGAACAAGCAAAAGCAATTGCAGCATCATGGGCGCGGTCATACATTGCCGCAGCTTTGGCCGTGTACATGGCTGGTGGCGATCTCAAGGCCATGGCAATGGGTGGCGTGGCAGCTGTTGTGCCTGTCATTTTGCGCTGGCTCAATCCAGCTGACAAAGCTTTCGGATCAACGGGGAAATGATCCCGAAACTACGCGCGGCAGGTTTAGCTTTGATCCTTTCGCTAAGCCTTGCCGGGTGTGGTTATGATGGTTGG